AATACTTATAGCGCAGATAGTTCTAATGTAAATGTACAGGTATCAGGTTCTTCAAACACTTTTACTTATACTCAAGCTACAGCAGCTATGGCTTCTACGCTTGATTTAGATTGGACAATTAATGGTTCTAATAACACAATAACATCTGCAATAGACCAAGATTTAGCCACTAACTATATGAACATAAGTGGCTCAGATAACACAGTTACATTTGATGGAGATGGTTATCAAGGTGCATACTTTCATATGACACATACTGGAGGCTCAAGAACAATCAATGTTACACAACAAAGTACACTTGATAATGACTGGCTTAAGATTACTTCTGCTGGTTCTAGTGGTACTTTCTGTGTCAATCAAAACGACCAAGGCACAAGCACAAGTTGTTGATATAGGAACTGTAGAACAAGTTTCTGGATATGCCAGAATAGAAAGAGATAAGAATTATAATGTAGTTACTGACTTTGGTATTCAGTCTTACGATAAAGCACAAACAGAAGCTGGTCGTATGGGAATAAGATTTTTAGATGATACAACTATTAGAATTACTGAACACTCAATGGTTGTTATAGATGAATTTGTTTTTGACCCAAATCCAGATAATTCAAAACTAGCTTTAAATTTTATAAAAGGTACAGCAAGATTTACTTCAAGTCTTACAAATAAAATATCAAAAAAAAATATTACCTTAAAAACTAATTCAGCTATTGTAGGTATAAGAGGAACTGATTTTACTATTACAGTAGAACCTGATACTGGTAAGAGTTTGTTTATATTATTACCAGATGAAAATGGGAATCCCTCTGGAGAAATATCTGTAACTACAGCAATAGGAACTGTAATATTAAATAAATCATATCAAGCTACAACAACAAGAGTTTACGAAGCTATGCCTAGTAAACCTGTAATCTTAGATTTATCTCTAGATTTTATAAACAATATGTTGTTGATTGCACCGCCTGAAGAAGACAAAGAACAAGAAGAAGAACAATCAGAAAAAAAAGATGATACTAATTTATTAGACTTTGGCGAATTAGATATAGATTATTTAGCAGATGATTCTTTAGATAAAGATGAATTAGAATTTACAGAGCTTGATTACGATGCTTTAAATGTAAATTTTTTAGAAGACTTATTAGATATAATAACTGAATTAGATATTTTAGATAATGAAAAAGAATTAACACAAACTATATCTGCAGTAAATATTGAAGGTACGAACATAGGACAAGACCAAAAAACACAGATAACTACTGTAGTATCTGGTCAAGAAATTAAACTAACTAGAGATGTTGCACAATCTACATCTATACAAATAGATAGCGGTGAAAGTTATTTAGTTGTTTTAGAACAAGATGGAGTAATGAATCAAGTAAAAGTGAATGGCGGAGGGTCATCAGTAATAGTTATAAAACAAAGTCAATGAGTAAAATTTTATTAGGTGTAATAGCAGTTTTGATTTCTATATGTGGATTTTTGTATTGGCAAAACTCTTCTTTGCAATCTTTAAATAAAGCTTATGAGCTAAGAGACCAAGAACAAAAAGAAGCTATAGAAAATATGCAACAAGACTTTGAAATGCAAACACGAGGATTAGTAGAACTACAATCAAGAAATCAAGAAATTCAACTAGAAATGAATAGGTATCTTGATATTTTTAAAAGACACAATCTTAGCAAGCTTGCAGCAGCTAAACCGGGGTTAATAGAAAAGAGGGTGAACAATGGAACTAAAAAAGTATTTGAAGGTATTGAAGCAGATAGTCGTATTATTGATGGTCTCGATAATGGCTTACAGTTGCAGCCTGATTCCTAAACAAGTAGATGTAATAAGCAAACCTCTTAAAAGAACTATAGCTCAACCGGTTATGCCGAGAGAGATAGATTTAAACGAGCCATATTGGTTTGTAGTATCAGAATTAAATGTTGATGAGTTTTTACAAAGAGTAGAAAAAGAAGAAGGTCGTATAGTATTTGTAGCCATGACAATTCCTGACTATGAATTAATGGCTTACAATATGCAAGAACTTAAGAGGTATATAAATGAACTTAAAGAAGTGGTGGTCTACTATAGAAAAGTCACTACCAACGAGGAATAAGAAAATGAAAATATCCAAAGAAGGCATTGCTCTTATTAAAAAGTTTGAAGGCTTAGAACTTAAAGCCTATCAGGATAGTGTTGGTGTATGGACTATAGGTTGGGGTCATACCAAAGATGTTTTTGAAGGCATGGAAATATCTAAAGAAGAAGCAGAAACATTTCTTAAAATAGAATTAGAAGAGTTCGAACAATATGTAGAAGATTTAGTAGATGTTAAATTAGAACAATGTCAGTTCGATGCTCTTGTTTGTTGGACTTATAATTTAGGACCAACTAACTTAAATGAATCTACTTTGTTAAAAGTATTAAATAAAGGTATGTATGAAGAAGTTCCATATCAAATTAAAAGATGGAATAAAGCAGGAGGAGAAGTTCTTAATGGATTAGTAAGAAGAAGAGAAGCAGAAGCTTTGCTTTTTCAAAATGAACCTTGGCACGAAATATAAATGGCATTAGTAAAATATCAATTTAGACCCGGAATAAATAAAGAATTAACTTCATATGCAAATGAAGGAGGATGGACAGACTCTGACAAAATTAGATTTAGATTTGGTAAACCTGAAAAAATAGGAGGCTGGTCAAAAAATTCAACAAGTTCCTTTCTAGGTAGTTGTAGAGAAATACATACTTACAGAACATCTGTTCTTACAAACTATAATGCTTTAGGAACTCATCTTAAATGGTATGTTCAAGAAGGTAATACTTTTTACGATGTTACGCCTGTAGGCAATACAACTGCTGCAGGAGATGTTACTTTTACAGCAGCAAGTGGTTCTACATCTTTAACAGTAAATGACACTTCACATAATGCAAACCCTGGAGATTTTGTAATATTTTCAGGTGCTGCTACTGTGGGTGGAAATGTAACTGCTACTGTTTTAAATCAAGAATATCAAATACAAACTACTACAACTAACACTTACACAGTAACTTTAGCTGTAGCTTCTAATCACTCTGGTAGTGGTGGCGGTGCTAGTACAGTAGGAACATATTTATATGGTTCAGGTTTAGATGTATTTGTTGCAGGAACAGGTTGGGGAGCAGGTGCATGGGGTTCAAGTACATGGGGAAGCACAAGTCCAGTTGCAGTATTTAGTCAATTAAGATTGTGGAGCATAGATAATTTTGGACAAGATTTAGTTGCTGTACCTAGAGGTGGACCTCTATTTGTTTGGCAAGAAGCTAATGGTTTATCAACCAGAGCTGTATTAGCTAGTTCTTTAGCAGGTGCAAGTAATTGTCCTATATCTGCTTTACAAATTATGACCTCAGATGTAGACAGACATTTATTAGCATTAGGTTGTAATCCAATAGGTAGTAGTGTGGTAGACCCTTTATTTGTAAGATGGTCTGATTCTGAAAATAAAATTGATTGGACACCATCAGCAACAAACTCTGCAGGTGGAGTTAAGTTATCATCAGGTAGTCAAATTATTGGTGCAGTACAAACAAGACAAGAAACATTAGTTTTTACTGATGCTAGTGTATTTTCAATGAGATTTGTAGGAAGTCCTTTTTACTTTTCTTTTAATGAAATAGCCAGAGGTATAGGAATGATTGCGCCAAAAGCAGGGGTTGCAGTTGGTGGTCAAGTTTACTTTATGGATGATGGTGCTTTTTACAAAGCTACAGGTAATATTGAAAGAATACCTTGTACAGTTTTAGACCATGTATTTAGTAATATAAATAAATCACAAAGCTTTAAAATTTTTGCTGGTCATAATCAAGAACACAATGAAGTTATTTGGTTTTATCCTTCGGCAAGTAGTAATGAAATAGATAAGTATGTAACTTATAATTATGCTGAAAATGTTTGGACAGTTGGCACAACTACTGATGGCTTTACCAGAACTGCATGGAACGCAGCTCCTACTTTAGATTATCCTTTAGCAACGGGCAAACTAGATAATACAGAAAATAATTATTTATATAACCATGAAGTAGGCAATACTGCAGATGGAACAGACTTTAGTGCTTACATTGAATCAGCAGATATAGACCTTGACCCTGATGGTGAATCTTTTATGTTTGTTTCTAAAGTAATACCTGATTTAGAATTTATAGATTCAAGCAATGCTGCTGACACAGTAAATTTAACCATACAAGGAAGAAGATACCCTGCAGAAAGTAAATCAACATTATCTACTTTAGCATTAACATCTTCGACAAAGTTTCAAAATACAAGAGGTAGAACAAGACAAGTGTCTTTAAAAATAGAAAATACTTCTGGCAATTTTAGATGGCGTTTAGGTGATTCTAGATTTGATATTCGTTCTGATGGTAGGAAATAATGTCAGCTAAATCATCACCACCTCTACCTTTGCCACAAACAGAATATTCGATAGATAACGAATTAGTAACAAGAAGAACTTTAGAGCAAATAATACAAGATATATTTAATGATTTAGGAAATGTAGATGGACTAAATTCTACAGCACTAAGTAAATCATTAAGACGACATCAATTTTTATTAATGGGAACAAAAGGTAATGTCTGACACGATAAAAATATTAGGACAAATAGCACCAGCAGCAACAACTGAAACAGATTTATATACTGTGCCTGCTGCTACACAAACCACTATAAGTTCATTAGTGATTGCAAATAGAGATTCAGGCGCTGCAACATACAGAATTTCTGTATCTGCTGGAAGCGCATCTACATCAAATAAAGACTATTTAATATATGACAAATCATTAGCTGCTAACTCAACTGACACAATAGTTATTGGGATAACACTTAATGAAACTGATAAAATAAGGGCATATGCGTCTACTGCTAATCTAAGCGTAAACGCATTTGGCTGTGAAACATCCGAGGAATAATATGAATAATATTCAAAGCCAAGTAAGAGACATAGCTTCTAAAGGAAGATATGGAGACTCTACTTTAGTACATATGAACCCAACAGAAATTACTGGGTTAGCACAAATGGGTCAAATGACTATTAATCCAGAAACAGGATTGCCTGAAGCATTTGGCTTGCGTGATGCAATCCCTATTGCTGCAAGTATTGTAGGCGGTGT